ACTTTCCCTTGGTCAGCCAAGCAACTGCACCGCCAACGATTGCGCTGACCGTGCCGATGATAGTGGTTTCGATTAGGTTCACCCGTGCTTACTTGTTGGGTTCGCCCTTTGATTTATCCAACGCCATCCAACCAACTGACAACAAGGTCAATACCGAGCCAATGATTTCGGTGAGTGTAGCGGTGTCGATGATACCTTTGGCGACGAGTGTGCCACCGATGAAGGTGAGCAAGTGACGGAGCAGAGCGATGACGGCTGATTTCATAAAGGGTAGTTGAGGTTGGTCGGGGTTGTCTTGGCGGCGGCGAAATAGGCGCATATTGGTAGATGTTATTTGCTTTGCGGTGTTGCAAATTCTTGATAATCCTTCGTGTATTGTTCTTCCCATCCGCTGAACGAGTGAACGCCACAGGGTTCGGGCCACACCACGAATGCGGCGAGTTCTTCGGGGCAGGTGTCTTGGAATAGGATGTCCACCGCAAATTCGGGGCGGGTCTTGATGCAGTTGCCGTCTTCATCCGTAGCGGCGCAGAGGTGTCCGAGCGGCACGGCGAAGTCCAGCGGTTGCAGGTCTTTCAGCAACTTGTCAGCGGTGGCCCCGTCGGGGAATGCGAACTTGCGGAAGGTGGCCATCTTAGGGGGTTGTCAGCGTTGCGAGTTCTGCGTTCGTGAGGCGGGTGGTGTAGAGGGCAACGGCACGGATGCGGGCAGGAAGTACAGCCTCAACGCCTCCAAGAAAATTAACGCTACTCAATGCAGCAGAGAATGAATAAGATGATGCAGATGTTATTGGAGTACCTCCATTTATTACCAATGCCGTTTCTCCTGATTTATACGCAATGGCTATTTTTACGAAACCCGATTTTGATGAAGTATCACTTAAAGAAATAACGGAACCACTTGCATAAATATTTACCGCATATTGTGACGAACTATTTTTAAAAATATGAATAGCATTTGTAACACCTGCATTAATTCGGAAAAATTGCGAACTTGCATTTGCGGCATCTACTTCTAAGTAAATCGTCCCCTCCGTCTGCCCGATGGACCCGCTGACCGCTCCCGTGACCGAGATGGTATCGGCGCTTCGGCTACCCGTGCCTGTGGTGGTGGGGATATAAGAAGTTGCCACCGAGCCTGTTTCAAGTTGTGCGCCAATAACATAAATGCCTTTTGTGCCTGTGCCTGTATATCCTAAATTTCCAGAATCATCGCAGATTGAAACTCTAAATTCTTGCGTAACGCTTGTGGTTGCGGTGAATGTCATCCTGCAACGATACCAACCATTACCAAAATTATCCATACTCACGGTTGCATTCGTGGCCGTTGCCGTTCCTGCATTTGTGTTAAAAACACCATATCGCTCAACGCCCCCGTGAAAAACATATAAAGCGGACTGGAATCTTTCTGCGCTTTTGATAAAGCAGGTGTAAGTGTAAGTAGTACCGCTTGTGATAGCAATGAGTTGGTTTGCTCGGTGGGTATCGTTTGGGCTTGTGTCCTCTTGAATGTAGTCGGCAAGGTTTGTGCCGAACGGGTCAAGTGTTGCGGTGGTGTTTAATACGCTACCACTACCAAATGCGTTGATTCTTGTTATTGACCAAGTTGTCCCAAAGTTCTCACTCTGCAAGCAAAGATTTGTCGCCGCAGGCTCAACCAACAACGCAGGACAACCCGTCACGCCGCCGCTTGTGTAATAGTCCAAGCGGGGGATGCCCGATGCTACGGATGCGACCAAGCCAGCAGAATCAAACCGCCGTGCCTCCGTATTGCGGGTAACGGTGAAATCTCCCGCTCCGCTTGTGGGGATTTGCGAATACAACTTGCCCGTCTTGAAACGAGCGGGAACGATTAATAGTGAAGGCGTGGGCATTCTTAGAAATTAAATATCAAAGCGAATCGGGCTTGCAGGCAACCGCTGACGGCGGCCTCTGCCGCTGCTGCCCCGTCGGTCGTAGCACGGGCATTGAAGGCATCCCACGCAAGTTCTGCGGGGGTCTTGCCCATCACCATGGAGCGTGGATAGCCGTAGCCGTAGCCGATTAGCATTAGAGGAATGTGTAACCGATGACTGAACCTGCGCTTGGAGTAACGGCCGTAATCTTGCCTCCGTTCCTTCCGCTGATTACGATGCCAGCGGAAACTGATTTGCCGCTCAAAGCGTAAGCGGTTAGCAGGTCTTCGCCACCTGTACCCGTGAGGGTCGTAAAGGTAGCGGCGGCATTCACCACGATGAAGTCAAAGTTTTGGCCCGATACCGCAGCGTCCACGAATCGCATGGAACCGCCCTGACCGAGCATTTGTTGTAAGATTGGAGTTGGCATATTTCTGCTTTAGGGTAAATGTATCTTAGGAAGGAATTTCACAAACGGAGTGTGAGTAGGGCAGTTGGAATGACATCGTAGCCACCCATCCCGCTGTGCGGTCGTCACGGCTCTCTACAAAGCGAGTAAGCGACACGCTGGTACTTAGGGTCCACTCTTGCGTCGGGTCGTTTGTAAGGGCTGAAATGAAGTCCTGCGCTATTTGCAGTTGGTCGCTCAAAACCTCGTCTTCGTTGTCTTGCCAGCCCAGCGTCGGACTGCCCGAAACCACGCCACCCATCGTGGCAATGGATTCCACTCGGTCGCTAAAATAGACCCCGACCACAAGAGCCAAAGTGCCGCTATCAGTAGTCGCTGACTGAACATCCGCAAAGACGAGAGGATAGACGATGCGCTCACGGCTTGGGGTGCGCAGGTTGATGGTGTTGTCCGTTCCGATTGCAAGTGGGTCGCCCGTCCCGAAGGAGTTTACCTGCGGGTGAGCATTTGCAAGCGCAAGGAGTGCTTGCTTGATTTTTATCCAAGACATAGGCTTGTAGTTTCAAAATGTTTTTAGCGTGTGCGCCCATAGTTAGCAGTTGGAGCAGTAGGGGTCATAGCCGTAAGGCCAAGGGCGGTCCAGTCCAGCACCACGGCGCAGGGTCCGAGCATCCAAGGCCATCCCCGTGTTGTAATTGGTGCCGTTGGGGTAGATGGTATCCAAGGCCGATGGCGGGGAGTTGAATAGCGGGTAGTTGCTGCGGTTCTCCATCAGGTACCTGGTAATCCTCTCGGAATACCACTCCGCATCGTTCTTCACTTTGTCCGTTAATCGGGTAATCTCGTCCATGCTCATTTGACTGGATTCCTCGCTGGTTCTGCGAACCATGCCCTTGTTCATGTACTTGAACGCCAAGACCATCGGAAGTTCATAGTACAACCATTGCACCATGGCGGGTTGGATATAGTCCTCCAAGAGCGTAGTGTTCAATGCCGTAGTCGTGCCGCTGACCACTTGCGTCACCATTTCCGAGTACAGGGCAGACCCAACGATAGGCTGAATCCGCATCTCTTGGACCTTCACGATGGTGGGCCGAATCTGCGTGAACGATACATTCTCGTTGATTACGGAGTTGTCCAGCAGGGTTTGTTCGCTTATGAATAGTGCCTTCATGCTTTTGAAATTTTGTTGCCCTTACGGATTACCAACTGCTGCTCCCAAATGTGTCTGCATTGGGGGCGATTCACTCCGCTGGCGGTATGGTACCACCCGCCTCTGCGGTTCCAAACGCTATATCCCATGATGTTGGAGATGCCATCAATGTCGTCCCGTGTGTAAACCTTGCCTTGGTCAGCCAGGTCCAGCATCACCTTGCAGAACTCACGGCTCGTCCTCTTGTCCTTGTTGCTAAACCCTGCGGCCCATGCGTATTTGTAGCGGACTTCAAGCACGGGTTCATCCGTTGGCTTGGCTCCTTCCTTGGCGATTTGGTCCACGGTACGGGCAATGGGGTAACGGTCTTTGGTAATCAAGTAAGCGACCCGCTTGGCGACTTTCGCTTTGCTGACACCAAACTCCTTGGCCATTTCTTCCACGGATGCATCTCGGTTCTTCTTGCGGTACTTTTCAATTTTCTCGTCCAACTCTTTCTCTTCCTCCCCAAGTTCAGCGAAGGCTTGTCGCACCTGGTCATCTAAATCGGCATCAAACCGCATTGGCTTGGAGTGCATGACAACATAGTCATCCGCATTGCTTCCAAACTTGCTTGCGACCACCTCCAAGACCTTAAATTCCTCGTCCCCCCATCCGTAGTCCTCGGTATCTTCTTCGCCCCATGTAGGCTCGGAAAACGCTTGCTCTTGCACACCCAATAGGGTGTTCACTTCTTCGGGGGTCAAGCCGAATCCAGCGGATAGCATGGTGCGAGCCATCTCCAAGGTGATTTTGTCTTGGGCGTAATGGCGTACGATACGCATGAGGTTTTGGTACTCACGGCCCGATAATTTCTTGATGTTATCGTTGCTCAGTTGTGCAGGTGTTTGCGGTTGCTCGTCAGGTTGGGGATTTGGACCCACCACATCGGCGGGTTGCTTTTCCAATGCAGGGAGGCCCGCTTTCTCACGCAGTTCTTCGGGTGTCATTATTTGAAGCAGGGCGGCTTCGGATAGTCGCTCCGTGATTGGTTCAACGGGGATAAGTTCCATACCTTCCACGCCGTTAAAAGACCCCAAATAGTTAATCATCCGCTCCACTTTGCGAACTCGGTCGTTCACATAGGTCGCTTTGAATAGTTCGTAAGCCTCCACCAATTCTTGCCTGCCTCCCAATTGCCCTTCGGTCTTCACGCCGAATAGCATGGGGTTCACCACACGGTGCGAGATAAAGATTTCGGACTGGATGGCCTTGTTTAGAATCTCAAACTGCTTGTCCATGTCCGATGGAGTGAGC